AGCACTAGTACATCAACTAGCACAACAGCTGGACCAAATCCACCAATTCCAGTATCTACAACATGTTATCCATGTTTAAGTTGCCCCGATCTGATCATAGAAACGCCTCCGACGCCTATATCATTAACAACTAAATCCCCATCAGGTAATAATACACTTCCACCAATCGTTAAAGTCGTAGTGCCAGTATCATTCCCGCTTTCAAACCCGGACAATATAGCATCCACAACGGAGACAACAGCCACGACAACACAGACAACACAGACTCCGACTACAGAAACTTCGTCTAGTTCAATACAACCATGCAAAGATAAAAAGTGTAATATATTAGGATATTAAAATATCAAAATTTATAGTATGATCAATATATCTCCATTATCAGGAACTGATCCTTTGATTGTTAATATAATAGTGTCTCCAGAAACTGGAAACTATTACAATGTATACATATTTGACGATTTCGGTGGGGTAATCTATACTCAACTAGAGTCTTATGTTGAATTATCACACACATTTAATTTTTCACTAATTCCCGGAAACAATTATATATATTGGGAATACAGAAGAATAAGCGATGATTCGTATATAGATACAGCAGATGTTTTCATAACCGTATCAGAATCAACCACAACAACTCCGACTCCAACCTCCACCAGCACATCTACTAGTACATCTACTAGTACATCGACAACATCCCCCCCCACTACACCGAGCCCGACAACAGTCCAGCCGAAAATACCATGTTGTCCTCCAAGAGTGCGATACATTTTTCCACCCCCCGTTGAGAATACTACAAAAAAACCAATTGAATTACCTCCCATCACCAAAGTAGTAATCCCAAGCGCTCAAACCCTCACAGACCCATCCACAATCAGTTCGACTACTATAGCACCAACTACGACTCCAACTACAACTAATCAACCCGCTACAACACAGCCGCCAGCTAATACTACATCATGTATTAATACACATTGCAAAAAATTAAATTTTTGATAAATTATGTCAATGAGAAAACTGACAATTGGGATGGCTGTTCACGATGATATCGACGGATTGTATTTTACAATACAAGCGATAAGAATGTTTCACAAAGAAGTGCTCAATGATATTGAATTTGTAGTAGTTGACAATAATCCATCTGGAAATCACTCCAAGTGTATACGAGACTTTATCGATTGGGTACAGGAACCGATTCAGTATCTACCATTCACCAATTTCAAATCTACTTCTATCAGAAATAAAATTTTTGAATTAGCTGACACTCCGTATGTTATGAGTATCGATAGTCATGTTCTCATCGAACCCGGTGCAATTAAAAAATTAATTAAATTTTATGACAACAACAAAGATGATGGAAATTTACTACAAGGACCGCTTGTATATGATGATCTTAGATCGGTATCTACCCATTTTGATCTTGTGTGGCAATCAAATATGTGGGGGGTGTGGGGTAACGATAAACGCGGTGAAGATCCTGATGGACCACCTTTTGAAATACCCGCTCAAGGCTTGGGTTTATTCTCTTGTCGCAAAGATGCGTGGTTAGGATTCAACAAAAACTTTAGAGGATTCGGAGGTGAAGAGGGCTATATCCATAAAAAATACGAAAAACATGGTAAAAAGACACTATGTTTGCCATTTTTAAGATGGAATCACCGTTTTTATAGACCCGCTGGCGTGAGTTACCCAAATGAATTGCCGCAAAGAGTTAAAAATTATTTGATCGGATTCCATGAATTGGGGTTAGACACGACAGAACTCAAGAATCACTTCAAAGATTCTGTTGGATCTTCTAAAATAGAAGAAATCGAGAGAGAATTACTCAGCTAAGCAAACCATGCTGAAGCTCATATTCAACATCATGTAAAATAGAAGGAAATCTCTCTTCAATATAGTGTTCTATTGCAACTGGTTTTAGAAATTTATCCAGTTTGACATCCAATTCATGCGCTTTTTCGGAAATTAGATCAAATGCTTCGATCAAAGACGCCCAACGGGCGAAGGATACAGCGTTCATTTGTTCTACAGTTCCGTCTTTTCGTTCAATGTGTACTTGCTTCATGTGGATGATCTTACTCTAACGTTTTATTATCGTCCATGCTCTGAACTTTATTAATATTGTCGAATATTTGAGCGCTGTTCAATTCTTCAGTGAGAAGAAGCGAATCGTAGCTGACCATTACCTTGTATGAAGAATTACAAGATTGACATTTGCATACATTTTCAGCATTTGGAATTAAAATACCCTCAAACAATACCTTTCCACAATTACAGGGCAATTCCACCACTTGTTCACTCAACATAGATTCATATTCAGCGATTACTTCTTCTTGTTCTGCGATTTTCTCAAACATATTGAGAATCTCAGTTTCATCAGCAGTGTGTTGCTTATCTTGAACAGATTCTAAGTGCGGTTTTATCAAAATAAAATACGACCCCAATATAATTGCTATCGCAGATAGCAAACATAGTGTATTTGTGAATGGGACAAAAGGTGATAGCCCATATGCGATTAGGGGATTAGTCAATGCCGCACACCCAAGTAGTTTGTAACCAATATCAATCTTCATTGGTTTCTAGCTTACTTCGAATCGCGTATTTGTCAAGAGTTGGATCAACATTCTTTATCAAAAACCGAATCATCTTATCGACATTTTCCTTTAATCTAGTCAAATCCTTTTTATTCTTTAAATCTTTAGTGTTTAACACTTTATCGATGTTGATTGATGCGTTCATCGCATTATCCACCATATTTGCGAAATATTCAGGAAGCATGGAAAGCTCGAACGGTAATGTAGGTATCGCTTCGTGTGTTATGTCCTCCTCTTTTTTTATTTGTTTGAACATTTCAGAAGTATCATCACTGAAATTAATATTTGATGATAAAAAACCAGTGGAATATGGAGAATCTTTGCTTGCCATTAATATATTTACCTTTTTTACACTAAATATACGTATGACCAATCTATACGGAAGACGTTTTAAAAAAATTCTATTAGAAGACGATGATGCGATGAATGTCGAGAGAGATGCGATGGAAGCATCCCTAGACGACGGCACCGATCCTACCCAATTCGATGCTGATACCAGTGTTGATGACACTCAGAGCGAACTCGCTGATATCTTATCAAAAAGAAATCAACAAATTGTAGGTGAATTACAAACTTGGATCAACGAAATTGATGGATTCTTAAAAGTTCTAAACAGCGAAGATCCATCAAGCATTCAAAGCAGATTAGCGAATGCTGAGCCAGATACCGTGTTTGACAAGATGAAACAATCACAGCAAACTAAAATATCCAGAGTTGCATCCGACTTAGCTGCTCTCCATCAAGGATTCTTAGGATTCATGGCTCAGACCAAGAATGCGAAATACAAGTATGTCTGATTTATAATCAGAATAATCAACACAAAAAAGGCGCTTTATATAAAGCGCCTTTTTTTATGGAATGATTGATAGTTTTAAAAGTCCACTCTTACCAGAAAATGTGTTTTGCTTTATGTAATCATGGGATACTTCTCTCATGTCTTTATCAATGCACATTTCATTGAAATCTTTATACCTTTTACCATCAACAGCGGGCCATATAAATACATGTTCTCCAGCTTTTAATAATTCTTCACTTTTCAAGCGACTTGCACTGTCTAGATATTGACTATCTAAACACCATATAACTTGAAAGAATTTGAATTGGGATAGTTGCTGTCTTTGCTTCTCATTGAAAAAATTACCCCCATCTGTAATTCCGGCGACAGCAACTCCGTTTTTAACGAAACAAGCGTCTAAGGGGCCTTCAAACGCGAATATGGCATCACTGTGCTCTGCATCAACTTTATGTATGTTGAAAAGGCTCTTATCAGCGTTGAATTTAGATATGTATCTAATTTTCTCATCCCAATCAAACACTTTACGACTTTGATAGAATACTATTTTACCATCCAAATCTTTGAATGGAATAATCAATCGATTTTTATGAGTTCTATCTTTCAATGATACATAAACGGCATCTGGTTTATTAACCGATCTCAATAAATTTCTAGATTTCAAATATTTCAACATATTTAAAACCACGCTATTCTTTGAATAGAATGATACCTGAGATTTATCAAAAAGATTAATGCAATCTTCTGGCAATGAAGGAACATTAATTTCCACTTCAGGTTTATCAAAGTTTGAAATGTCCAACATATCGAATCCCCCCTGAGTTACCTCATCTGAAACTTCAGACATCGACATGCCACTAACCTTTAAAATCCAAGTCAGTGGTTTGCTAGACCATCCACAATTATGACAAAATATCAAATCATTAGAAGGGATGTAAAAACATCTTCTCTTTTTGCCAAAACTCTTCCCTTCTTTGCAAATGGGACAACAGCATTGGTATGTGTTGTTGTATTCGTTTTGAATTGGATATGGTCCAATTTCGAAAAACTTAGAAACTACATAATTCTCAGGTAATACCAGAGGATTTTGCGTTTTCTTCGAATTGAGCCCGCGTAATATTGCGGACATATCTAGGAACCCTTTTGACATACTCGATTATACCATTGTCGAGGGCGAAGTCAAACTCCGAAATTGGAACTGTTCGATTTTCCATCAAAGGAGTCGATAGAAATTCATAAGATCCGTCTTTTTTATGCATGAATATAAAAAGTTGACCAGCATAGTCGCCGGTTTGAACAGCGTATGCGTTTCCGAATCTTATTCCTTTAAATAATTTAAATTTCATCAATCCATGTCACTCATGAACTTACCAAACTCTTTAATAAATGATTGTTCAAGTGCTGATTTGTCCATGGCAGTTTTAGTAATTGTTAAATTAACACAATTGCCATCAATATCATAACCTATAAGTTTAAAACATGTTAGAAACTCACCTAGTGATGATATGATGGCTTGATTTATCTTAACTCTATTAGGCTTACTCCTAGTATCTTTCAATTTCATTTTAAGAGAATCGATTAATAACTGTTTAATATCATCGTCGGTATAATCTGATTCGGAGTCTTCCATAATATAATTATTTAATTCATTTTTTAAGAAACTCATTGTCCTCTGTTTTTTGAGGAACTTTCTTTTCCAATAGTGTTGTGATGATAATTTCCATCGAATTAGTTTTCAGATTGTAATTTTTAGGAAATTGATTTCCCCCATCGTTGATTTCGAAAACTACATCTCCTTTAAACTCTTTGTTTTCATAACAAGTTATTAAAACGCTTCTATTTCCCGGATCTACCATAACAGTCCATTTTCTTGGATCTTGATATGAGTATTTATTAAAAACACGAATTGCGATGAATCCGCAATCTCGAAGTCTTTTCATGAAATAGCCCATAGTTGATATTTTGTTTTTAACAATCATAATTATTTTATTAGAGTGGATATGATATAATTTAGATTAACACTGTCATATTTCAACTCGAATTTACCGATTCCAAGCTTGGTATTCATTTTAAGTGTCACATCAGCATCTTTGGGAAGTACCAGCAATCGAACATTGTCAAGATTCATAATGAATTGATCCAAATCGAAATCAACCGGTTGGCCTATAACACTGAACACATCACTATTAGCTACAGTTTTATCTTGTATTGACCATATCAAATGTTCATCTTCAGTGTACAAGTGTAATTTTTTAATTTTAGAAAACGAAGATGCTGATTTTAAGAATGCTGATATGAATTGTTTGGTGAATTTAACTTCAGCATCGTAATTTAAACTTTGAAGTTTGGCAAGACTTGTCTTGCTCTTCATTATAACACCATCTTCGTATAGATGATACTTAAATTTAATGTTTGTACCTCTGTATTCTATATTGTTCTTGTTTAAGATGAGTTCTAGAATATCACTAGTCCCACACATTTTTAATGCGGAGTGCAGTTTCATCAATGATGGGATATTTAATACTTCTTCACTATCACAATCCACTGGCATCGTGTTCCATAAGAACAATGAAGCATCTAAGTTAGTTCCAAGAGCGGAAATTCCGCCATCCTTAATGTGAAGAATGGCGGAATCGCTTAGGTGTGAGAGTGAATCTATGAAAAATAGAAATTCAGCTTTGTTTACCTTTATTTTTGTCATCTTTTGTTGTGAGTGATATTAACACATCAATTTTACTATTCAACTCTTTCAATAATTTGTTTTGCGCTTCTAACAAAGTATTTGTGATATCTTGCTTGCTTTGATTGAAGTTGAACTCAAGTTGATCACCTTGATCGACAGCTTGTTGACCAGTTGAATTATGATCAGGATACACAACCAATGGTTGAGGTTGCTGCTGCACCGGTGGCTGTTGATATACAGGAGCCTGATACACAGGTTGTGGGCGCGGATGCGCTTGATGGGCTCTGAAATCCCTCTCAAGCGCATCCTGAATACCCCTAGCTATTCCTGAATCTGGTATACCATCCGTTTTTGGTCTGGAATCGTTGTAATACATACCGTCAATCTCTTTACTCATAGCAAAAAGAGGACCGGCAAATTGAATCAACGTATTTTTATCTTCAGGAGTTAGCATATATTAATCATTTAGTTCAGATAGCAACTTGTCAATATCATCATCGGATGGATCTGATGATGGTGTGTTACTTTTTTGTGGGAAAGTAAACGGAATATCATCATCACTATCTGAATCATCATGCACAACTTGGGTCTTATTAACTGGAGGAGCGCTTGGCTTCACACCTTCAGTCTTTTTACCGTAAAAATGAGCATCTAGAATTTCTTGAAGTTCATCAAAGGTCTTCTTTGGATAAATTGCTTCAAGATCATATGCAGAAGCATAAATCTTATCAATCTGCTCATCGCTCAGGCTAATTTGAGGCTTATTGTAGAAGCCAGAAGATGCAAATGTTACGAAATCTCCGCTTTGTTCAGCCTTGATCTTCAAGTTTGCACCATCTTCTCCGATATCAAAGATACGGAAACCGAATTCTTCTGCGCCATCGCCAGTCAGAGCATCGTCGATGATTTTCTTGATCTGAGGTCCAATTCTCAGAACCTTTACAGTGCCATTGTTTTCAGGATTTGATGGATCGTCAATGACATAAACATTAGCGAACCAATTTTCCTTACGACGAATGATTTTACCAAGTTCCTTTTCATTCTTATCATCGCTCTTGATGAGAGACCAGAAAGTATCGGTGATTGGATCACGCTCACCAAAGGTTTGAAGTGAAAGAGTTGAAATATAACTTCCAGTGGTCTTGCTCTTCCAACCGTGGGTATAGTGGTGAAAGAATGTCTTCTCTGGATCTTCTACATTTGGAATGATTCTGAGAGTGTATGTCTTTCCAGCTGGAAATTTCATAACATTCGCAAAAGCGCCTCCTCCTGAAGATTCAGTGGTCTTGTTTAGAGCGTCCTTGATTTTCTCAAACATGCTCGCGTTGAATTTATTTTTAGTACTCATTATTATTTTAGTTTATTTTTAGTTTGCTTTTTGTTTATTAGTTTATATGCGATTATTGTCATCCCAGTTATAAATGCCATGACAAATATAACCAAAGAGACTGGTAATATAATTGGGAGCAGTGTCCATCCCCAGCTAATCTGTATAAGTCCTGTTAATTTAAGTAAAATCAGAACAAGTGTGATGTATGCTAGGTATTTCATGTGCTTCAATCGATTACCCCTTTAATTTACTCAACTCTCGGGAAAAGTCAAGCCTTCTTTTTCGGAAGTTTTTTTCGACTGTTCAAGTATTTCGTGACATACTTGCTTTTGACAAGGCTTGGATCGAAATCCAAGAAAGTTTTAACCACCTCGAAATCTGTATCGAGAGACAATAGTCTCTTCAATAATTCTCGCATCTTCTCGTTTTGCAATGTGTATACGAAAACATTCTGCACTGACATTTTTTTACCTTGTAAATTGACAATGAATGTACAGTAACACATAAACAGATGCATCTGTTCAGTTTCTATCATGCTGTTGGATGGATCGTTCATTGTAGTGGTTCTAGTGTGGTTGTAAATTCTAAAAACTTGGAGGTGATTTGTCCACCTGATGCAAATTCACTACCTCCACCTCCGCAAATGTTAGTTGCCATAAATACTATATCGGATTTTGAATCCTTACGCTTTCGAAATGATACAAATTTAGTATTTAAATTAACAACTATCACGATATCTGGAGAATATGCTGATAAAATAGATGATGCAATCTCAGAGGCACTGAAGTTTGAAAAAGTAGCTAATACAGAGTATCCTTTATATGTTCCTTTGAATATTTCAAGATTGGAAAGTTCTTTCTGTAATTCATTTTCGAATATTTCAAACACTTTAATTTCACCATCTGTGAATGGTTTAAAGCCATTCCAGAAATTATTAACAAAATTATAGAATCTCTGCTTTCCGCTTTTTCTAAATAAAGCATTTAGTATCTTACTCTCTGTTAATTTTAAATTATAGCTATTGTAATCATCAATTATAGCTACTAATTTTTGAATATCCTTGGAAAAATTGAATGATTTACTGAATTTTTTATATAAAAGTTTAGAACATGATGATGTTCTCTCTTGGAGTAATGATGATTCGATGACTTTCACGATATCGTCACTATCGGATACGAATACCACTTTTTTATCATCAAGTCTATTGATCAAATGCTGATTCAAAGGCATTCCAACTACGAAAACTTTATCATAGTTTTGAAAGTTGTCGTCATACCAGTTGAAATACTCTTCTTCAAAATTTCCAAAAAATACAGGCTTATATTCAAACTTTTTGAATATATTTCCAAGCAATATCGTAGATCCGACGCCATCTAAATCGGAATTTACCCATAAAAAAACGTTCATGTATCATACAATTTACTTCAATCTGCGAATTTTTCAAGTAATGAAACATCATCACCTCCAAAAGAATTCAATTCTTCATCGGATTGCTCAATAGTGAGAGTATTATAATCAATTCGCATTGGTTGAACCATTCCTCTCGGACCATATCGATTTTTCATCATGCCCAATCGAATGATGTTCATTTCTTGATCTTCTTCATTTTGGAAAATTGATAAGATCACATCAGCAGTAGCCGCCAACCCGATTGATTCAGACAATCCTTCCATTCCGGGATTGTTTGTATTGTAAGCTGATCGATTAAGCTGAGTTGCTGAAATTATAGGACATTCAAATTCATAACTCATCGCTCGAACTTGCTCGCAAATATATTTCACACGCTCATACGAATTAGTCCCAACAGTTGAATGCAATAGGTTGACATAATCAATAACTATAGCGTCAACTTTCTCACCACTGTCCTTAAATTTTTTGACAAATGAACTTAATTGCTTTGGAGTGACTGTGCTCGGTGGGAATTCCTTAATGAAAATCTTCCCATTCGGAATTTCGCTCTTTCTTTTTGAAAGTAAGCGTTTCAGTGAATCTGTAGCATTCTCAAAATCTTTTAAAGGAACTCCTGTCAAGTTAGAAGACATTCTCTTGGCATAAAGCATCTCGCTCATTTCAAGTGTAATGACCAAAACAGATTTATTTTGCTTTGCAATGTTTATCGCTGCATTTCCCAAGAAAATACTCTTACCGATATTGGCCTGTCCCGCATAAATATACAATCCTTTACCAGTTTCTCGGTATCCACCACCCAGCGCTTCGTCTAACCATTCCCATCCAGTGGATATACAGGATTCCACATTCAGAATATCATCAATCAATAAATCAGCATCGCAGAATAGCTCCATGCCTTTATCTGAAATCAAATTGATATTACAAGATGTCTCAAACTGAGTTAAAATTTTAGAAGTATCTACAATTCCCTCGGAAAGTTCAGATGCAACTTTGAGAAGAGTATTGTATACGCTTTTTTCTTTTAGAAATCTTTCAGTATTATCATACAATTCGTCTTTGTTCAAGTTTTTATCAATATCCTTGAACGATAGCAGCAATTGTTTAAATCCTTCTTTGAGAGAATCGTCAGTGAGATAAGTTTTCACCTCCGAAATCGTAGGAAGCGTTTTTCTTCTTTCGTAGAAATCTTTAACGATTTCAAAATAAGTAGCGATTCGCTTATCCTCGAAAAATTCAGGTTTAATATAATCAGCTATCGATGTAAGATACGACGAGTCGATGATTGACTGACGCGCTATTATTTTTTCAAAGTATTCTAAGTCAAGATTCATATTTATTCAAAAACCAACGTTCTCCCTCTTTCCATTCACTTTACACTCGTAGGAGCAGAAGTCAATCACTTATCGCACATTTCTAAACCATTTATAAGCCAGATGATCGAATTTTATAGTATTGGCATCCATCAAAAATGACGATCTTAATATTTTCAATATTTCATTTTTATGATACATACATAAAAATGCTAAATAATAGTATGACCACAAAAGAATATTATTCTTCTATCTATAATGGAAATATAAGCAAAAATAAAGTTTTAAAAGAACCTTATTATACGAATCTATTAAATATTACAAATTTTCTGGATATAACCGCGACAAATATGGAAAGAATTTATTGTCTACTAAATGACATTACATCGGTTCCAGTATGTGAACGAACAGGGTGCTGTAATAAAGTAAAATTTCCACACCACTTAATAAAAGCGGACAGGCATTATAGAAGATTTTGCTCAACTGAATGTTCAAACAATGATTCAAATGTTCAGATTGAAAAATCTAAAACTTGCATGCGCAACTACGGCGTAGATAATCCATCAAAAAGTAAAACTGTTCATGATTTAAAAATAAAAACAATTACGAAAAATTATGGCGGATTTGGCATGGCGTCTTCTACCCTATCAAAAATAATCAGAGAAACTAATATATTAAAATATGGTAAAACAAATCCATCAGAATGTTTAAAAATAAAAAATAAAATAAAATATACGCATTTAAATCGCAGTGTAAGTCAGAAAAACATATCCTCAGAAAAACGAAAAGCGACAATGTTTATAAAATATGGCCTCGATCATAATCCCATAAATGGTTATTCTAAAATAGCTACAAAATTTATAGATAATTATATTATTAAAAACAATCTAGATAAAAATCTTTGTTTATACGGTGAGAATGAATTTTATATAAGATTCGAAAATAAAATTTATTTTTATGATTTAGTAAAATTTAAAACCGTTGATGGATTGAAATCCAAAAATTGCGAGGATATCGAACTTATATTAGAGTATGATGGTAAATTTTGGCATCCGACCATAGATCAATCTATCACATATAGAGAAGTTCCTATGATTAAACAAGGTATGTCATATCGCGAAAAATATTTGTATGATCTTAAAAAGATAAAGATATCTAAAAAATTAATGGATAAAAATAATGGAAAATTGATTATTTATAAGGAAAATCAGACAGCTAGAATCTTGCCGTGATATTTTGAATATTTTTCTAAAAAATATTTTTCACCTTCTATCCAATCATCAGTAAAATTTTTTAATCCCGGAGATTCATGCGTTATACTAATATCACCGACCCCAATCTTTAATTTTTTAAAGCACGCATCTAATCCGAATAAAATGTCGTAAAAATGAAACTTGGATGGATTGGTTTCGTCAAATTTCACATTTTCCATCACAGTTCGATTCATCGCCATGAACACACCATCAATCATGACAACGCGATGGGGATATGATCCGAATGGAGTCATTTGCTTCTTTTCGGAAGTCCCGTGAGCGACTGCTCCGTGTAGTTTTCCAGAGTTAAACCCGCCTCCCATCAAATGCCAAAGCGCTGGTGTTTTTATTTCAACTGATGAAGCACCAGCAACGCCTATTAGATCAAATTTCTCAAATAATTTCGCCAATTTGGGTCGTGGATCATGCTCTAAAACAACATCGTCGTGTACGAATACCAGCGCATCCCAATTTTCTTCCAATGCGTGTTGTATAGCTTTATTATACACAATCGATAATGATTCTTTATTCTCTAGAGCGAATGCTATATCGATATCTATATCGAAATTTTCAGTGCTTTTTAAAAGCGTGGTGTCTTTTGCATCTGTTTTTTGAGACGCTGAGAAAAATGCGATCTTTTTGTACTCCATATCCAATGCTATCATCAGCTTTTTGCTTGTCAATCTGGTAAATACAAATATGGAAAAAATCAAATTTGATTACTTGCTTGAATGCTTAGAGCAAATCGACGAAATGGCCAAACAGCCAACGACATATGGAGTTTTGAATAATACATTCAGTCAGGTGGGTCCAATACTTAGAGAGATAGATCCACTAGGATCATCATCAGCGAGAGAAGTTTTATTTAGAAAAACTGTTATTGGAGTATACAACGATATGACAGGAGAGTTTAAATATACACTTCCAGCCATTAATAAACAAATCAACAGCCTTGTACACGATACATTTAAAAAAATATATCCAAAATCTAAAGATTTCGACATCGCAACATTTGAAGATCTATATCCAGATTCTGAATCAGATCCCCATTACGATTCTGCATTCAGATTAGCCGAAGCCATCGCGTATAGTGTGTATTATCCAGACTTTAAAAAATTATCATCTGATGCGTTTTCTAAATTGCAACTTCCCAAGGCAGTACAAAAAGAGTTAATGGAGATTATGGATAATATATCAAAAACCAAATCCAATCCTTCTAAGTTAGATGGATTATTACAGCAAAGATTTGATATGATTAATAATCCAGATGATTCCGATGCTGCTGTGTTGGGTCCATTGGATGTGATTAAATTTGTAACAAACAGTAATGATACCAGTGATAGAGGTCTGAAAGATACATATCAAATATTATTTGTTTCAAATCCAAGATCATCTGAAATTGATCAAGATGTCAAAAAAAGACAAGAAATAATAAGTTCACAGGAGTTTAAAGATAAACTAACAATGGATACATTTCGTTACTATCGTCTTTCAGATAGACATAGGTCAGCTACAGCTATGCAATCGGAAGATATATTCCTAAAAGCCACCAATATGACAAGATCTGATTATAGTACTATCAGAAATGAAGTGGAACCGTTGATAAAAGAACTTAAAAATCTTAATAAAATTCAAAGACACGCAATTAAGAAACGCAAAGATCCAAATGCATTATCGCCAACATTAAAGAAGTATGAAGACACTGGAGAAATTTCAGATGAAATTGATGCGGATGACGAAAAATTTGATGTCAATGAATATCTAGAAACAGTATTGGCTATTTGGGGAGTTGATGTTAGAAAAAATATCAACACAGCATTTGACCCATCCAAGCCAGCATATATAAATTCAATATCAGCACCATCGGTGAATATTCCAAGAAAAGCGGTTAATGCTATGACAGTTACAAGCTTTAATTTGATTAAAGACTTCATCGATAAGTTTTTAGACAAATATAATGAAAAAGGCATGGCATTTACATCAGATGATTTTCAAACTAAAGTTGTAGATAAAATAAAATCATTAGGATCTGCGCCAAATGAAACTGAAGTTTTGCAAAGCATACATGATGGATTAGTCGGCATTGATTACGGTAATCTTGGTGATGATGACAACCAATATGAAATTAGCGGTATCGAAAATCGAGTCGTTAGAGCGGTGTTTGATAAGCCCGAAAATAGAGACAAATTCCAACAAGTAAAAGATGTTATTAAAATGCAACTACAAAACTTAGAAGCGACAGCAGCTCATAGAATTGATCGCATGATGGCAAAATCGGATAAGGCTATGATGGCTGATAAACAACCAGTCCAACAGCAGCCAGCTGAAGAGCAACCTGTACAAGAATCTTACGATGCGGCATTCCATTATATGGAAAATCAACTGCAACGAGATTCCAAATTCAAAGGAGATAATTCAAAATACAACGATAGAGGATTCAAAAAGCCAATCAATTATTGGCATTGGATGACCAAATGAAAAAAGGGGAGTGGATTTAACCACTCCCCTTTTTTGTTATTATTGGGTTATTTCAGAATCTTCTACATATTCTGTTTCATCCTCATCTGGCATGTCTTCGACAGCATCCAGTTTATTTCCATAAGACCACTCGGATTTGAGTCGGGATTCTAATTCTGGAATTAGATAATCCCACACATCCTGTTGAGTTTTCCACTGTTTATAAAAACCAAGCTTCTCACCCTTCCAGTCTGTATAAGTTGCTCCATTTGCAACTACAACTCCCATACCTTTCATAATATCCAATAAACCGAAGTACTTATTCAATCCAGTTGCAAACTCTAGATACATTTCACCTTCTAGGTATTGTTTAATGAAACGATTTTTAACAGTCAAGGCTCGAATAATAACACCTGAGAAGCTTTTCTGAGAAGCCGCCTTGGTATCTTCAATGGTCTTGCCGCCGTCGTCCTTTGCAGCCTTTCTAGCCAACTGGATAGTGACTGATGGAAGATATACAGCTGCTTTACCTCCAGCGATATTCTTCTCAAGAGTCGGATACATCTGGCTTGGATCATCATACACATGATTGGTCAGCAAGATTGGAGTGTTTGTTAGATTGCTCATAACAGTGCATGTCTTGAGAAGAGATTTAACACTCTTTGCGAAGGAGCCCATATCAGCTGATGTGTTTTCCTTATCCATTCTGTTGACTTCCATTTCACTCTGCAAGTTCGCAATCGAATCGATTGCAATGATGAACTTACCGTCCCAACCATTCTCTTTAACTTTAGTCAGCAACTTGTAAATGGAATTACGAGTGCTTTCAGCTGTCTTGGTTTTGTAATACTTAACCTTGGTTGTATCAAGGCCCATCGCTCTTGCACTTTCGTCATCAATCGCTCCCTCAGTATCATATATGATAACTTGCATGCCCTTCTTTTGAGCATTGGCTAGGGTCTTTAGAATGAATCCAGTTTTAAATGTCTGGCTAGGACCAGCGAATTGAGTGACGCGACCACGCGGAACACCTCCATATAAAGATCCAGAGATCAAAGCATTCAACACCATTGAACCAGTGTCGATCCAATCATCTTTAGATACCTTATTATCGCTCAAATAAGAAGAATATGGCGTGATGTCCGCCACGGTCTCCCAAAGAGCGTCTAGTTCTTTTTGTTTGATTTCAGACATAGATTATAGATCGTCGATTGAAATAACATTTGGGGATGATGGAACTGCGATTTGAGGAGCTGGATTATTCAATCTGGAATATTGAGAGATAATATTCTCGGAAAGAACAGCGGTGCTGGTTACGATATTGGACTTGTTATAAGTCCACTTGTTGGTGTCTCTGCTTTCCTTATCGAGAAGTTCAAAGAAAAACACTGGGAATGTTTGAACTTGAATCTGTCCATTTCCTTCAAGCTCTAGATGAAGGATCACAGGGTTCTCCAGTGTGAGGGTGGTGTCTGTTTCTGAATCTAGGATTCCGATGATGGTTCTTCCGATTTGGTCCTGTATTGCGGTATGTGTTTTACTCATATGTTTTGATATTATATTATATTTGGTTATTGTCAAGTTGTTCCGTCTGCCTTTTCAGCATTCGGTTGTGTTTTTTTCCCGTCATGGTTAGTGAAGTTCCTTGGGTGTGGAAATAATCACTCCACTCGGATAGAATACTTTGCAATTCTTTTAATTTGGGATTTTGCAAATCGTCCATTTTGTTGGTTCTAACCAATGACGATAGTTCTTTTATGATTGCATTTTCAGCATCATCCAGTCCTTTGTTGTATGCTTCTTGTATTGTCATAATTTAATCTTCTGCGAAAAAGTCGAGCAAATCTGTCTTTAAATTCTCATTGGGTTTTCTAAGAATCCATCCAACAGCCTTGTAGAAAAAATCAATATTTCTAAACATTAGATTTTCAAACATTTGCTCATAATCAATTTTGAAAATATCAGCAAATTCGTCTGGATATTTAGATCCATATCCAACAACGTCAATATTGAATTTGTTGGGTTTCTTAACTGATACGTATCTGATCTTGTCGCCTTGTTTCAGCTTTTGATACTTTCCTTCGAGATTTAGAGCTTTTAATATTTCATTATGATAGTGCGCTGCTCTCATATGCTCCTGCATTCTGCTTGCTATTTTTTCAAATCCATCACAGTCGTTTGTATACTTGTCAAATGTATTGATGCCACTCAGTCTAGAAATCATTTCAATGGGAAGTGTTTTGAATGTTTCGTAAGCCTGTTTAAACAAATCATCCGTTTCGTTTTTATTCTTACTTATGATCATAGTCTCGATAATTTCTTTCAAATATGGTTTCAGCTTTTTAGGCATGGTTGTCTTAACAACTGACACACCTTTATATTTGAATTTGTCTGTTTTGAAACCTTCATCATCGATCATATGAAGAACGTAATACTTTTTCTTCAAGAATATACCTCTATCGCATATAGTTTCTCTTTTGAATACAAATCTAGGATCTAAACTTTTCAATTCACTCTTTGCCCATCTCATCATCTCACTATTCAGGTAATTTTCAATATAATCACAATACTCATAAAATTTTGAATTGATCGATTGACCATCCATTAAAAAAACACCGAATTCTTCTAAACATTTCAATGAAATATACACACTATCAGTGTCACCGGCCACGATAGAATCCTCCAGTATTGTTTTAGAAATTTCAGGATGTCTATTCATTATAGATTCAACGAATAGATCCGCTGTTTTTTTAATTACCGTCTGACCTGTTAATGTAACAGATGATGCTATATCGTCATCTCCCATAGGGGCGTATGCATTTCCCATATAACCATACAATGAATTCAGATTAATCTTGTAAGCGTATTGGATGGAATCATATCTATTTTGATCATCTATTAAATTTTCGCGTTGAGCGTTTGTTAATGATACATCTGTCTCTAGTTTACTTTTGCATTCCTTGAAAAGTTTCTGCATTTTTTTTCGCTCGCTGTATAGCCAATCTAAATATTCTGGAACAATTCCCTTACGCTTTTGCGAAAATAAGAACCCAGCGTTCGTGAGGCATATTTGTTCAAGATTTATATATTTTTGAAAATTATCTTCTGATAATTGATATGTCGTTCCATTCACATGGTGGATTTTATAAACGCCATCGATCTCTTCGTAGCTGCCAATTTTTGTTTCTGGTGACAGATTCAAAGAAATCATCACACTAGGATACAGAGAGTTCGCATCGAAACTGACAATATTCTCACTCAGTCCAATTTTCGGAACTCTTACATATGCTCCGGGATTTTTACCATCTTTAATTGTTCTTTGGAAAGTTGGAATGAACTGATTTCTCTTACGCGCCTGCACAGCGAGCGCTCCATTCATGATGGGAACTGTGTCGATTGCTTTATCGATGTTGGATAATCCGATGTTTGCAAGGAATCTCAAGGTCTTCATATATCGAAGCTTGTCATCTAGATTTACAAGAAGCTCGACGTCTTTAATATTGTAATCGACGAAAGTTTTCCAATCATTTAATGCTAATTCCCACAATTGGCCTTCGTATTCCAGCTTCTGTTCGCCTAGTTCAACTTCAGCAATATAATCAAGCTTGTATGATTCTTGTTTATCGAGTTTGAACTTTTGATAAAGTACCATGTAGTCAACTGATGATACGCCTTCGATTATAATTTGAATTGGAGGTTCTCCGAACTTTACTTTTTTCTTCACCTTCTCGTAAATTCTACCAATCGGAGATAATCTCTTTTGCCACTCCTCATCTAATACAGTGGCAATTCGATTCACAATATAAGGCATATCGAATCCACTGGAATTCCACCCTGATACGACATCAGGATAATCCATTTCCCAAAATTTGATGAAAGTCTTGAGTAGAATTTCTTCACTCTTACAATGGATGTATTTCACTTTCTTGCCTTTGATGTGAGAGGTATCAAAAGGCTTCAATCCAAATGTTACATATCTCTGAGAGATTGAATCGTAGCATGTAATCAGATTGATTACATCTTCTGGATTTTGAATGTCGGGAAATTTACCCTTATTGCTGAAAGTCTCGATGTCGATGAACATCACCTTCAACGGAAATTTGGAAAAGTCGTCGTCTGTATTTGTATTCCAGTAATTATCAATCAAAAATTGCTGGGATGCTGGGATATTCTCAAATATCCTCTTAATATTCGCCTCTTTTACAAATTTACTTCGTTCGAATTGAGTTTTGAATTCCTTTTTCTTCAATTTGGTATTGAAGATACTTTCCAAGTCCCCCGATTTGCTTTCGAGCAACAGATACGGATCGAAATCTAGATCAAATTTGACTCTGTTCCCTTCATGATCCCATGTAAACAGATGGACGCAGCGATCCCTGTTGTTGTAGACGCAATTTCGATACATGCCAGTATTAGACCATGAATCGATAGGATGTCAATTCCATCTTGGCAGCAATTTTCTAGCGGGATCGCCGTAATCTGTGTTCAAGGCTTCCATGAATGCGCCAATATTGTCATCCAATTCCAAGAATCGCTGAGATCCAATATTTCTCAATTCAGGAACCAGTGAATAATACTTGGATCTATTTTTCCAGTTTAGCAGCTTTTCAACTTTATATGCTAGATCATCACTGTTGGTGAATTTTAAATCAGACAACGCATTACCATAAGTTACCATATCTTGACACAAGCAAGGAATGCCCAAACAAGCAGCTTCGATGTATTTGATGTCTGATTTGCTTCTATTGAAATTATTATCCTGCAATGGAGCGATGAATAATTGCGCCTTGAGGCTTCTTAAGAAGTTTGGATACTGCATTAAGTTTTTCCAAGGGTGGAATTCGATTTTTTTACTGAATACCAAACTCTGCAACGGTGGGGGAACTGCTCCAATGAATACGAACTGATACTTATCGACATTTTCAGTGATAAATTTAAGAACATGTGTGAAATCATCCTCTTGATTGGTTTTATTACCAACATCAAAGTGTGCTCCAGATCCAGCATATACAATTCGTGGCTTTTTCTTATTTTTATCGAAATTATCGATAATTTCTTTGTAATTATAATGATGACCTATCCACCAATATGGCGGGAAATTAGGAACTGTTGTGATTTCTTTCTTCCCAGTTCTTAACTTGTAAAGATCTCTCATGTAATTACAGGTCACAGTGACCTCATCACACATGTTTATTATATCGATGCAGTTCTGTCGGATGGTATCATTATCAAATGACTCTTTGTAGATGTTGTAGTCTGGAATATCTTCCCTAAACACAACATCATCGACTTCATACATCAATTTAAATCCACATTCTGGTTGAATGCTTTTTAAAAATTTGACAAACTCTTTTTGTTCTGACGAAGCCTGTCTTTGCAGCTTGACTGTTCTTACATTTCTGTACCAATCTTTGTTCAGCACCATGCTAGTCAGAGAAGTACTGTCGCCCAAATTGCACATATTCATGTGCATTTCAGCCCATCCGATTCTCCACATCCCACATCCCTGTCTATCAGCCATGTAATTAACATATCTAGTTGATTTAGACTGAGATCTAGCAACATTCGCAGTTGTTTGCTTAGAACTAGACGGAGATTTTGGAAACGGAGAAGCGAATGGTTTTACAAACATGAAATAATTATTTTCAGTCGGGCTATTGTCAATAATATTACTTACACTTGCGGCATAATCCGTCTGGTTATATCATTTTCTTTTTCTAGAGAAACGATTTCACCATCGACATGCTTCGATGTTTCTTTTCTATGTGAGATAGCGTACACGCATGTGTTATTTTTCTGAATTCTCTTCTTCAATACTTCTATCAATAGATCCAATCCACGCTCATCAAATGCACTATCGAAAATCTCATCATAAAATTCAAGATTGCTGGATATTCCGCTTATTTTTCTTCTCATATCAGAGAAACTCAACACACATGCGACATCGACGCTGCGTTTTTCAGCTCCTGATAGGTTGTTGTAAGAGAACTTTTTACCTTTTGTTGTTGAAATCTCTTCATCGAAATACTCATCAAACTTACAATTGATATTCATGCCTAAGTTTTTGATGTAAAGTTGAATTGTATGGTTCAACATGTCGAGTAATTTTTTAATTACAAAACTTTTAACACCTTCTTCTCCTAAAACAAATTTACAAATATCGTAATCGCTCTCTTTTTCTTTACATACCGACAACTTCGTGTCATGTTCTACCTTACGATTTTCTACTTTTTTGATATTTTCTTCAAAAGTATCAGGACTAATTCCTGAATTAACATTATCAGCTTCAAAATTCTCTAGATTTTCTTCATATTCTTGCAATAGATGAGTTAGATTTTCTTTTTTACGACTAACTTCCTGTTGATTTTTGATCTGGAGACTTATTAAGTCGATATTATTTTTAATACGAGTTTTGTTGGTTTCCCATTTCGTTCTATCAGCTTGAAATAATATAACATCGTTCTCCATTTCTGTTATTTTCTTAGAAGCTTCGACTTTACGCTGCTCGATGAATTCAATATGGTCGTGTGAAATACTCTGTAGGCATTTTTCACATTCAACTCCATCGACATTGTTCAATTTTAACAATTCAGCCTTTGAATAATTCAAATCTTGTCTGCGTTCAGTTATTTTAGTCGAAATCGTCTGCAACTTTGCATCCAATCCGATCAAAGCATCGTTTAATTTCTTGGATTGATCATTCAATTTAGAAATATCAACATCTGGAGGAAGATCATCCAATCTAATTCTGACATTTTTGATCTTATCTTGCAATTCACCCTTTCTAGCTGCTAAAACAGCGTCTCTTTCTGCTATTTGCCTTTTAATCTGTTCAAGTTGGGAATTATATGCAGATATTGAAGTGTTCAACTCATCCAAAACCGCTGAAGATACATTCATATCATTCTTATTCTCACTGATTTGCTTCTTTAGATCCTTTAACATCAATCCAAATATCTCAATACCGAAAATATCTTCAATAAATTTTCTCTTCTCAGCTGCTGATTTCAACATGAATGGTGTTGTATCACTTAGGGTCATTATGTCGCAGCTTTTGTGTATAATTGGGTTAGTCCCAAGCAAATCACAGATATATTTGTTTGTATTTGCGATACTATCACGAGTTATATCCTCAGATCCTCTCCAAAGCTCAACTTTGGATGGCTTTACTTGTCTGATGATTTTATAACTTTGTGTTCCAGAGGGTGATTCGACATCAAATTCAAGTTCAATTCGACCTTTGCCCTTTGTGACATTGTTTACAATGAATTCATTCTTGATTTTTCCGATAGTTTCTCCAAAAATTGCAAAGAAGTAGGCAGACATCAACGCACTTTTACCGACAGCGTTCTTTCTTTCTGGATTATCGATATTTTGACCTGTGATTAGGTTTAAACCCTTCTGAAAATTCAATTCAATGGTGTCATTACCAATGCTTAGGAAATTTTGGACTGCTAATCTTTTATATTTGATTTTTTTCATTACAGTTTGTTATTATTGTATAGATCTTTGTTTATTTTCTTAACTCTTTTGAGTTGATCGTCTGGTAAACCTAGTTTTTCATAGAATTCGTCAAACATATCATCGATATTGATCGAATCAACCACTTCAACATCATCCAAAGTCTTCGTAGACACATTATGCTCTGTTGTAAACTGCCAAGGTGTCAGTTTAGAAATGGCAACTTGGATCTTCTCCAGTGCTTTTTCTTCAATTTCTTTATCAACAACCAATTTAACTATGTTATTGCCGATCAAAGTCTTATCCAAGCCTTTAAGAGAGCTTAAATACAGTTTAATGAACGATGGAGACACTGAATTTTCAAAGAATTCAATAGAACCATCCTCTACATCTAGAATATGATACCCTTTTGAGTTGTCCACATCGGAAAAATCCATTGAAAAGCAACTTCCGATGTAATTAATGCTGCCTTCTTTGTATTTTTTACTATTTCTGTTGTGAAAGTGACCAGAAAATGCCAATTTACCCTTAGAAAGTACATCAATTGGGGATAAACCATGGTTACACACCGTGAAATTGTTCATTTTGAAGGTTTGAATCTCGAAATGACCAAAAATATAGTCATATTTGGAGTCTGGAAGCTGATTATTCCAAGGAACCATCAAAAATCGCTTTCCAAACTTCTCAAATTCCAATGTTTTATCAACTAAAGTGATGTTTTCATGTCCTTTTACCATTCCAAGGCTGTGAACATCGCTTCTATTCTTATAATAAGCGTCATGATTGCCTATAATCATGAACATATTGAAATTTTTGAACTTTTCGATGATTATAGAGGCAATATGTAGGGTTTGTACACTGATTTCAGTTCTATTATCAAAAAAGTCACCCAAGAAAAAGATATCGGTGACTTTTTTCTTGTTTAATTCAGAAACAATCCAATCTGCCCATTCCAGTGCGGTATTGTGCCATTTCTCGCTATTTCCGTAAATTCCCAAGTGAAGATCACTGAAAATAGCGATTTTAGTTTTTGTAATCATTTGATTACAGGATACATGAGTATGATTAAAAGTCAATCATCGGAATCCGAGTACTCGTCGTCGAACTGTGATTGCTTTACATAAATATCACCCTCGGAGCCAAGTAAATGCTGCTCATACATCATCTGTTTGTATTCCAACAAGCCTTCATGTTGCTTATTTTCCTTCTTTATACGATTCGTAAAGGCATTCCATGCAATTTGATTGAAGTAACTGAAGGGACTGAAGCCAGAATCCATTCTAAATTTCTTACCATCCAGTGCTGAATACATTTTAATTACAGCATCGCCAATCATTTCTTCCTTCCACCCCTTTGTGTAATTTATAAATCTCCAATTATAGCTTAAATTTTCAGCAATCTTTAATATATTAACAGCTAATTCATCTTTCATGATGTCTGTTTCATAATATTCATTGATTTGTTTTGTAAATTCGGATGGACTTACATAATATGCTTTCTTAACTTTTTCATTTACTTTCATAAAATTATATCTTTATCATTCCAAGGTATTTCTTCATCAATGTATATTGATTTACGTTCCAATGCATGATCTTCTGAGTACTTTAGATTATCATAAATATCAATAATTACAAGTTTTTCTTTGTTTTCATGCAATCTAAGACCTCTTCCGATGCCTTGCACAATTCGAATAAAGCTTTTACCACCGGATACAAACAAAATATTATGCAGATTCTTTATATTGATACCTGTTGAGAATATACTGCTCATTGCTATACACACCACATTGTTATTTGTTTCCATATCAACAATGCTTTGCATTCTAGATTCAATATCTATATCGCCCTTTATGTAAATTACTTCTTTATCTTTTACAGATTTCATCACTTCCATCAGGGCATCACCATGTTCCAAGTGATTTACAAGTATCAATGTATTGTTGGTTAACTTGGATGCTATTTTTCTTATTAATTCATTGCGATCCTTTGAATTATAGATAAAATTCAACTCATTTGTGTAATCTTCAGTTGGCGACTTGTCCTTCTTTTTAGATTTTTTAGGTATTAGATGCTCTGGATGTATCACTTTGAGCATTTTAATCGATACACCAGTTAAAATATTTTCATCTCTCAACTCCTTGCTACTCTTTTCAAAGAGTACAGGTCCAAATATCCCAGTAATTTTCCAACATTCGTATTGATCTTTCGGTAAAGTTCCTGTAAATCCAAATTTATTTGGAGTTTTAAACTTGTTTGCAATCTTGGATATCTTACTGGTAGTCGTAACTCTATGGCACTCATCGACAATTAGAAGATCTACATCGTAAACCCATTCATTGTCTTTAATTTTTGATATTAAATTTTCAGTGTTTACGATAACGACATCGGTATTTTGCAATTTGGATGTTCCAGTCCACACACTGTATGAGAAATTAACACCGTAACTCTCAAAATCACCCTTCAGCTGACTCACTAAGGATATGCCGGGTACAACCACAATCGCTTTAAAACTTCTAGCGATTCTATTCCTCCAAATGTTCTCAATAAGAGACGCTATGCAGAAGCTCTTTCCTGAGCCTGTAGCACTCTTTATAGTGCCTCTACCGTGTTTCAGGCATCTCTCCACAACTTCCTTCTGGAAGTCCCTGTGGGGGTATTTAAAGCCATCGTAGAGCACGCAATCACCGATGCCGCATCTAAGGTGATCTTTAAATTCTGGTGTATACTCGATAGTTTTAAACCCTTCGGATTTCAAAAACTCGATAATTTCTTTATACAATCCAAAATCAAACTTGCCAGTTTTATCAATCGCATATTTTTTATCAGGCATATGACGACCTTTTGCTTTAAGAAACTTAGCAGCTTCGTTTTTTACACTGAAGTGCCGTTTCAATATGGTATTGACGACCATATCACAAATGATTTGGCCTTTACCTGTACTTTTATCGTAGTGTATAGTGATCAAATTTGAATTAGTTCTAATAAGACTAATTCAAATTCTAAATTTAGTAGAATTTCGTTTTTCATAATTCTTGCAATTGTTTAAATTTCAAGATATTTTCAAAGTCTCTAGCGATATATCGAACGCTGTCGTAGATTTTTGAAAATAAACTGACGCAGAGTTTGAGTTCTTCAATATTCTCATTGATTTCCTGTAATGAATCATCATTTTTAACATTATCCAGTGCGATTTTTGTCAAAACGACAGGAGCTTTTCCAATCACTTCGCTTGATAATGTCTTGATCATCTTAGAACGCTTCGATTCGAGCTTTGAAAGTGCTCTTTCGTAGTCAGTCAACACCATTGCCCAAAACGCTTTTTCACTTGGAACCTGATTCAACTTATCACGGAGTGTGAGATCATTAATATCAGAAACAAAGTCCTTATAACGCTTGGATAGTTCTTCTCTTTTTTGAATAACATTCATAGTGTTGTGTTATATTGTAAATACAATTATGTCATTGTCAAGAAAAGAAATAGAAAAAATGGAAAATATATACGAATCTATGTATTTTGAAGATATGAATTCAGCATCTGTTGTTGGTGGATCATCAGAAATACAAGAAATACCTATTGAGAATGAAGATAGTTATGCCAAGGGCGATACTAGAATACCAACAGTTCTCGGTGTTCAAAGAAGAAATAAAATCAAACCATTATTTGATCCAGCTAAACATCAAAAGAATAAAAAGAATGGTAAGATTAAGAAGAAAATGTAATATTATATTATAATAATGTAGTATTTTACACTATTTTCAATATACCCCCTTGACAATTGAATAAAGGGTGATAATTATTGGGTGGTGGGTGGGTAATATATAATATATTATAATTAATATATAATTATTAAAGCTATTATAATTATTACTTCATCTGGAGGATTACGATAGTAATCCGACTTGTTATATTATATAATAAATATAATTAATACATGTCAAATTGGAAAAATATGCCGGATAACACAGAGGGTTATCATGGATTTGTATATAAAATTTATAATAATCACCCTGATTCTTTAAAAAAATATTATATTGGGTGTAAAAAGCTTTTAAAAAGATTAAAAAGAAAGCCATTAAAAGGTAAAAAGCGTCCTAGAATATCTTATGTTGATAATGATGTTGAAAAATATTGGGGAAGTTCAGAAGAATTAAAAAGAGACATCGAAACATACGGATTAGAGTGTTTTTCTAAAGAAATATTACACCTATGTGAAACTCAGTGGGAAATGAAATTCCTAGAAATGTTTGAACAGATGAAACACAATGTTTTATTTGACAATCAATCATACAATGGCATAATCAATGTTAGAATTAATTCTGTTCCGAAATCTTTACAGGAAAAATACAAAAACTTCGATTTTAATGAGTGTGCTGAGAGAAAAAATAAATGATGATATCGTTTCAATTATATTTGAATCTAAAAATAAAGAAATTATAGATATCGATCAAATTTTCAAAGATACAAACCGCAATTTTGCAAAACTTTTAGATGAACTTGGTCTGAAAGTTGATTTTGATTTTAAAAAATCAGACAATAAAAAGCTTTATACCCATGAATTTATAAAAACATTCATGGAATACATCAAAAATAGATCGAGAACTGAAAAAATTTTAATTTATAGTAATATGTTATCGAAAGATGACTTTAGAAATAGACTTGTCAAGAAATTAAAAACCATTTTCGGATTTAATCTGATGGAATCTTACGAAGACATGAACATTTTCTATGAAAACATTGAAAAACAAGATTGTTTGACGATGACATCACTTGATATATTTTTAAATGAAACTAGAAAATGTAAATCATTCAAAAGTATAAAAAAATACTTTGAAAAGAATGGATTGACATACTTGAATGATACTTATTTTAAAGATTTTACAAACAAGCTGTGCCTATTTATCTAAATATTATGCATGAGTAAGTTTTTAACCCTTGTCGAAAATTACAATCCTGAAAATTCCACATTTGTTAGTGATGTGCATGATCTAAAAATGCTGTTGAAGTCTCACGGAATAAAATTTGGAGTGAGTGGCGATGGCGTTTTTTATATTGACGATGCTGCGAATGAAAAAACCTATGTTCTTGAGATAAAAGATGTTGAATCATCTAATAACGCTGAAGAAGATGTTGAAAGCATCAATGCTGGGACCGGGACTTATGAAATTGATAAGGAAGTTCAGAATTTGGCTAACACTGCATCCAGCGGCCTTAAAGGATTTGGCGCGAGATTATTTGGAACATCGGCTCAACAAGCAAAAAGCGCGGTTGCTGAAAGACAGAAATTGGCAAAAGATGCAGTCGCAGCATACAAGAAAGGCTCCGAAAGAATTAGAAATGGTTTAAGAGCTGTTAATAATACGGCAATAAACACAACATATTAATATGAAAAGCAAAACACTATCATTGATGCGTAAGTATCATAAAATGCTCTTAGAACAAGACGAGCAAGATCCCGCTGCCATGGACCCCGCAGCAGCTCCAGAAGGCGCTATGGAGGCTCCTATGCCACCCCCGGAACCCGAGCAGTTGAAAATGACACAGCAGGGCGAAAATGAGTATGTTAAAAGCATTCTGGAATTAAGTAAACTTTATTTGGACGCTGTTGGAAACTTGGAAGATAAAGATCAAATCGATCAAATTGCAAATTCATTCGATGATGCACTTAAACAAGGACAAGTTAACGGCAGGGAATACTACAAACAATATCAAAAAGTAATGAACTCTCATATGCCAGATGAAATGAGAACATTACTCGGCAACATTAAATAAATAATATTATGGATTTTAAATTAAAAGAACACGGATTGATTTGGGAAAACTACATGACTCGTTTTGGATCACAAGACGAAGAAGATGATAGAGATGACAACATCATGGACGAAGGTGAATATGACCATTCAGATGAATATGGCGATGACGATTTCGGTGATGATGACTTTGGTGATGACTTTGGTGATGAAGGTCAACAGAGTGTCGTGATGTCATTCGACACCTCAGAGCCCGTTGAAATGGATCACGACGACCATCACGAAGACGATCATGATGACTATGCTACAACTGAGCGTAATGACATGATTAGAAGTGAATTGGCCAAATTGGTTGAGTTTGCAAATCGCTTGAGTGAAATGTCAAAAGATGCGGATTTCGAAGAATGGATGGCTGCAAAGATCACCAAAGCATCTGATTACACCAGCGATGTTTATTTCAGACTTTCTACAAAAGCCGATTACGCCAATTGCGGTTGCGACCAATAATTAATCATGATTAATTTCCACGATTTCTTTTTTGAAAAGTATATAATCGGTTTGATCGAAGATGTATATATTGACGGTCTCGGAAAAATATCATCAAAAATTGATAGTGGAAACGGTGCATATAATGTAATTCACGGAGAAGATATACAAATCGATAAGAAACAAAAGCTCGTTCGATTCACCACTGTCAATTCTGTATCTTTGGAGAAAGATTTAATTGACGAAATTGTTATAAATGTAGGAGCTGGTAAAAGCGAAGCTAGACCAGTTGTTAGTTTTAATATAAAAGTAGGTGATCGGATTTTCAAAAATGTTCCGTTCAGCGTTGGTAATAGAAGCAGCAACAATCAGAAAATTTTAATTGGTAAAGACTTTATTCAAAAATCTTTAGATGCGCTGATTGATGTTAGTTTATCAAATGTTGCAGGTAGGAACTTGGAAGTAAATTTATGAAAAAATATACACAAAAAGAATTATTAAATGAAGGCTTTTGGAAAGGTGTTGGTACTTTTGCCAAAAGAGCTGGTAATATTGCAAAATATGCTGCTGCAAAAGCACTACCAGTTACAACTCAAGCGGTCAGAGATGTTAGGGATACATTCAAAGATGTTAAAACACTCGCCACCGGAGGATCAGTTGTTGATAAATCGGCACGAACAGTGACACCTGAAGTAACGCAATCTATAAAGCAAGGATTGCTTAGACAAAATATTCGATTATCGTCCATACCGATTACTTATCAATCTTATGATCAGGCGACTAGAAAACATATATATAAAGCGACTGTTTACAATAATGCTGGGAAAAAGGTTAGCTATTATGTAGATAAAGATGGAGTTATATTAAATCCCCCAGCTTCGAATACACCAGCTGCAACTTCTTCAACTACACCAGCTTCAACTTCTCCAACAGCATCTCCATAAAGTTTTTTATTGACTTAATTAAGTTTGAGCATACATATGTGTATGCAAATCGAACTGATTACACAAGAAGATGATAATTTCAAAATTGTTGGAATTAACTCAAATACGCCAACAGTCGTAGAGAAAGAAACTCCAGTTGTCGAAGTTCCTGTTGAAGTTGTGAATTATCCACAACCGAAACCAGCCCCGATTGAAAATCAAAGAGGGCTGGATTGGTTTAATGGAACAAGTTGGGGGAATTCCTGATTCGATTAAACGCCCAATACTTGAGTGATATGCTTGAGTATTGGGCTTCTTACAACATCATCGACATCAAATTTGGCGCAATGAATATTATTTTTAATTGAATGTTCAGTGTTGAATAATTGAAATACTTTTTCAAATCCAGAATCCTTGATGTCACTTTGTTTTGCGTCACCGCAAATGATGTATTTGCTATTTCTACCAAATCTAGTTAGAATTGTAGCTAATTCACCTCTGGTTAAGTTTTGAGCTTCATCGATGATGACAAATGAATCGTGGAATGTTAAACCTCTAACGAAGTTTACGGGTATTGCTTTGATGTATTTCTGATTGAACAGCGCATGAGTGCTGGTCTCGTCCACAATCTCAGCAAGCTTATCCATGAGTGGTAGTGTATATGGACCGAATTTCTCATCCAATTCTCCGGGTAATGCACCCAAACTTCTGGATGAGCTTTCCACAACGGATCTGATGTAAATGATCTGTTCACACTTTCCTTCTTTTAAATGCTCAAGGGCTGCATATACGGACATGTATGTATTGTGAGTCACAATGTAATTTTTTGTTAGATATAAATGACTATCGTGTTCAACCATTATGCATTGGCATTGTTCCACTCCAGCAGGCTCCACACTTACAATGTATCGTTTAGGACTATATTTCGTGTTTGGTGTATATCTTTGCAATTTCCGAGTTAATTTAAATGGTAATATATCGGATGGTAGATTTATACATAATCTATAGCAAATTTTATATTCAATTTCATTCAACATCCCAGATCTACTAGACATATGAGCTATACCACCGAGGGAATTTACAATTTCGAGCACATCTAATGTAAGTTGTTTAGATGCGCTTGTAAATATAACTGAGCCAGATTTTGTCGCACATCCATCAGAATCCAATATTCCTTGTAATAAATTTATCCTATCATGGATAGATGATAGCTTATAGATATCTGGTATGAATTTTTCATGACTGTATAATTTATACAATCCCATATTCTTGATAATATCTGTCAACTCAAGTATCCTATAATCATAAGATTGTAAGTGTTTAAGATTATCTCCGTATAGATTTTTTAAATAATTTAAAATTTCATCGTCGGATGTGGTTATTCTTATAGGCGTGGTTCTAAAAGACCCATCCCCTAACAATAACCCAAATGCGTATGGATCTATTGGTAATTCTTTTTTATTATATGATACCGGATTGGTGATTATAGGTATCATGTGATTTATTTTACCTTTGTGATAAAGAGAATTTCGTATTTCATCAGTTGTCAAGGTATTATAAACATCTTCGAGTTTTTTTATTTTAATTCGTTTACCGCCTTCTCTTTTCGTTTTCCATTTATTTCTATTACTATAACTAGTGGTGTTCCACAAGTGATCACCGCAACATCTAGTCGATGACCCATCTGAAAACATAACATTATATATTTTTTTCTCTCCTTGAGGAAAAATTCCTGTAATTTTAGTAGGATTTCCATTTACAGAAAATACATCATCCCCAACCGACAGATCCCCCATTGTAACCCACCCATTCGGAGTCGGTATAGGCTCAGACAAAGGCTGCGCTTTATTACTTCCCGCTAGACCATCAATAAACATCATGTTTGTGTTGTTGTCGTTGATGGTATAATAACACCTCGTTTGGTTGTCTGTAAACGGGAAGTGTTTTTTCAATTTCAGATTGTTAAGATTGAAATTCTTTTTGTATGACTCCATGAATTCTCTTTCGAGGTCAGGCACTTCTTTGCGCTTTCGCGCAGCACGTTTTACGCTCATCGATAGTATTTAATCGAATATTATCGTGGATGTGTAATTCTGTTAGACAGTTGAATTTACTAAATATATAAGCTTGACAAGAATTTTATTTCATGTAAAATCGACGCATGAATGATAAAATTTTGGTTCTAAACAGGTTCTATTTCCCTGTCGGAACTTGTGATGTGAAGAAAACCTTTGGAAACATATTTTCCGAAGTTGTGCATCCTTTGGACATCGTTTATGACCAAGATACCGATGGCAACAAACTTGAAACCATTTCATATTTCAATGTCATAAAAACCGCAAAAGATTGGATGGGTCTTCCAATTCGCGACTACGACAATCGAATAAAAACAACACGAGGAGATGTAAGAATTCCATCTGTGGTGGTGTGTGCTACATACGAAGGGATACCCCATAAAAAGGTGCTTTTTCCAACCAAACACAACATTTTCAAGAGAGATAAAAACATCTGCGGATACACTGGATTGAAGTTAGAAAAAGAAACTTTAACATTGGATCACATCTATCCGAGGTCTAGATATAAATCAAACCCAAACACTTGGGAAAACCAAGTAGCCTGTCACAGAGAGCTGAATATGTGGAAAGGTGATAAATTACTAGAAGAGTGCGATTTAAAAACATTCAACCCGAGAGATCCCGATTTAAAAAATTGGCTGAGCACGCAAGGTCGTCGATTAAAATTGATGAAACCTGTCCAAAAACCGAAAAATGGATATGTTTTTGTTGATTTTCTGGAAGATTGGGAAATGTTCTTGAAATCTGAATAATGTCTGATAAATTAACTTTATGAGAATTGCTATCAGCGGTACCCAAAATTCGGGAAAGTCAACATTAGTCAATGCATTTTTACAAAAATGGCCTATGTATGGCACTCCTGTTAAAACATACAGAGACATCATCAAGGAAGCTAATCTAGAGCATTCCTCACAAACCAACGAGGAAACGCAGTTGCTTATCTTGGACTGGATGATGAAGACTCAGGAGAAGATGACAAAGGAAACCAACATGATCTATGATCGATGCACTTGGGATAATTTGGCATACACACTGGTTGCAAATTCTTATGATCAAATTTCCGATGAAGTCACTGCCGCTACCATTTCACTGGTTAGGGAAAGCATGAAGCATCTCGATATTATCTTTTGGATTCCTTTCGATGAAGATATTAAAGTCGTGGATGATGGCGTTAGAGATACAAAAATCGAACATCTAAAAGAAGTTGATCAAGTATTCTCACAGTTATATGATCATTATTCCGATGATCTAGAAACTGATATATTCTACCCAAAGGAAGATTGCCCAGCGATTATTCCAGTAGAAGGTAAGACTATTGATGATAGGTTGTTTTATATCTCTCAATTCATCGATGATGCTGGCGCATTGATAGAACCAGATCCAAATTTCTTCAGCGAAGAAAATCTTCAGCTATTGGAAACCATGCTGAAAGATCAAGAAGACGCAGGTAAAGCGGATGCAGCAATTGAAAAATTAATGAAAGAAATTAAGAAAAATGGAAAGTAATGAAAAAATAGGAGTGGGCATTGTTACATACAATCGCCCTCATTTACTGGAAAAATTATTAAACAGCATATCGAGCTGTAATTTCATTGATCTCATCATTGTGAATGATGGTGAGCGCATTGATAACTTAAAAGGGTGGAATTATTTTCTTGTAAATAATGAGACTAATTTAGGTGTTGGTAAATCAAAAAATGTCGCTATACAACATTTGTTAGATAAAGGATGTGATCACATCTTTTTGATTGAAGATGATATCTTTATTAAAGATGTGACAGTGTTTCACAAATATATAGAAGCATCCAAAATATCGGGAATCCAGCATTTCAATTTTTCCCAACATGGGGTTATGAATAAATCATTTGACTCCAATCGTGATCCAAATCCCAGAGTGATTATAAATTATGGGTCAATTAAAATTCCGCTGTACCCTCATTGCGTTGGTGCTTTTTCTTATTATTCTAAAAAATGCTTAGAAAATGTCGGTCTTATTGATTATAGATATTATAATGCATGTGAACATGTCGATCATACATATGAGATCATAAAATTCGGGATGCACCCACCTTTTTGGTATTTTGCAGACATTGAAAATTCTTGGGAATTTATTGGTGATGAAGAATGGTCCCCTCAAACATCATCTATACTTTCAAATCCAAAGGCTCATATGTTTGTAACTGATGCGGATAAAATTTTTATAGAAAAGCATGGGCATTTGCCGCAGCAAACTCCATTAGTGAATGAACAAGAACTTAAAAATATATTAAAAAAAATAAAAAATGAGCATACTGCATAATACATTAACACGAATACCGCCAGAGCATAAGATAAATATGTCATACCTAGAACTAGGATATGAAAATTTAGAAAATGTTGGGAATAATTTTAAACAAGTTGACGGATTTAAAAGTCAAATATCAGTAGATATGAACAATCATAATGCTACATATACTATGACTACTGATGAATTTTTTAAAATAAATAAACATAAATTCGATATTATCTATATTGATGCCGGTCATACTTATGAACAAGTATTATTAGATTACAACAATAGTGTTAAAGCATTAAACGAAGGAGGAGTAATATTTATACATGATCTATTTCCACCTAATATCGAATTCACCATTCCCGGTTATTGCGGAGATGGTTTTAGACTTTTATCAGACCTCATCATATTAGAACGGGATTTTTTAACATATATTCCAGACATGGGTCTTACCCAAATATTCAACAATAAAGAAATTAATTCGTATAGTAATATATCATATGGCGATTTTGTAAATTTGATAGCAAATAATAAGAAAACAACTGCGGATTTAGAAGAATGGGTTGTTAATTTTTTAAAGAATATATAATATGGATTTAACAATTCTAACTTGTAATTACAACACACCCACGCTTGTCATAAATTTGATTAAAAGTCTTAAATTAGTGTGTGCCGAACTTCCAGATATATTAGTAGTAAATACTTCAACTGAAGAAGAATCGAATAATATTTTAGAAAAAAATAATATCAGACATTTAAATCTTCCAAGTGGAACGCATGGGAATGGGGTGAATTTAGGACTATCTAATATTACAACTCGTAATGTGTTATTAGTGGATACTGACATATTATTTTTACAAGATTTTAGAAAGCCTTTTGAAAAATTTAAAGAAAGAGGTTTGACTCTTATGGGTAAAGTTGTTGGAGATTGCGGTAATAAAAAATTATACCCAAGAATAGAACCATGGTATTGTTTCATGGACCTGCACTCTCTGAAAAAATACAACATTCAATTTTTTGATCCGATCAGAAGTAAAAAAATAAATCCGAGTGAAAGAGTTTATGATATTGGTTCAACTATGTTTGAAGATGTAATAAAATCTGAATTATCGATTGGAGATGTCGATCTAGAAAATAAATATTTCAAACATTATGGTGGAATGTCTTGGAGGGAACAGAAGTATAATCCAAATGATATAGATACAGATATAGATTTT